CTTGCTCACACCTATTATAAAAATCTATTATAGTACAGTCCCAAACAGGAACACTATATTGACGAGCTTTTTCAGACCAATCATATCGTAAAGTCTCTACACTACCATCAAGACGAATTCTTTGCTCAACAGAATCAAAAATTTCAGTCTTACCATTAGAAAACCATAAACCCCAATAACCTGCTCCCGTCTTCATCACCAAATGTTCCATAGTACCAAATCCATTCAAGGATTCATCAAACGTCAAAGCTCTAGCCTCTGGATCTGGAAAAATCTTCTTACAAAAGTGTTTAACCGCATTCATAGTATAAATAACTGGGACGACTCTTTCTGCCGCCACAGTATATTTTTGTGCCCCAGTAATCAATGGATGCCTAATAACACCTGCAACATTAACTGATGCTTTCACACTAGGTAAATATTCATTAGTCCAATTACGATGTATGAAGTCAGTACCGTCTCCCAATGTTCTCTTACGATACTTAGTATTAACGGGTGTCCATCTTTGTAATGGACAACCGTTAATTTTAATTTGACCGACCAAGGGCATAGTATCAGTATGCCAAAGGTCTTTAAAATAAGCAGGAACTTCACTAATCTCAACTTTCGCAATCTCCTCAAGAATCAACGGTTCAACATGTTTGACTTCCTGCACTGAATCTAACAAAGTCTTTGCTAGTTCAACAGACTCTCTAATTAAAGGTGTTATACCTACATTATGTTTAATCTCGTTAGGCATCCCTAACGAATGCATTCCTAATAAACAATGCTGTGCACTAGATGAAACGTGAACATATGGTCTTCCACAATCCCCATACTGAGAACCCAAAGCACTCTTACCCACTAAATAGGCCCTATTCTTAAATTTCAGAGACGTTTCAAAACTAACAAACGCTTTACATCCTACATCTCCACATTGCACTCCTAACATTCTCGATGATTGTGCACTACCTGAATAAAAAGCCATATCATCGATAGTCATCAAATGTGACCAAATACTCTTTGCTCCGACAATCGTAACGCCTGGTAAACTAGCTAATCTTCCATCAAGCTTAAAACCCAAAAGGTCACCCACTCCTTCTAACTGTGTTGAATTCTGAATAGTCACACTAATAGGTACCCAACCCATATGCACTCCTCGTCTACGTATTTCTATTTCCATATACGTACTCATTACTTCTTTCTTGGTTTCTAAATAAACTAACCAGAAATGCTCTGGAAAAACAATATGCCGCGAATCCAATGCAATCGCTAACATTTTCCGAGGCTGCATATCAGGATGACGAAAACGGACATAACGCAAATTATTAGAAACAACTACCTGCCTCTCATCCAAACCCACCTGTTCTAACACTTTTGATGTGGCGTCTTTCATTTTCATCTTAGTAGGAGCTTTTGTTTTAAGTGCTTTCGATCCATCATAATGTGCTCCTTGTTCCAAAGGAGCAGTAACTGTTCTAAACAACATCCGCAATACTTTTGACAACAACGCAACTACTACCACACCTGCAGCGGCAACAC